GGCAGCTGCTGACGAAGACCTGGCCAGCCATCGCGGAAGCGTGGGAGGCCATGGGCTATGTAGAGGGGATTCATTATGTGATTGGGGTTCGCCCGCCAGCATATTTCAAGTCAGCCATCAGCCCGCCCAAACGCTTTGGCAACGTGGTGACGTTTATAAATGGGCGAACCATTGACCTGATCAGTATGGACCGCCCGGAATTGGCGCGGGGTGGTAGTTACGACGATGGCGACATTGACGAGGCCGCGCTGGTGAAGCAGGAGGAGTGGGCGGTCATCCTGCTACCCTCCATTCGGGGAAATAAGTGGCGATTCGGCCAGGTGAAGACGTGGCAGATGGTGGGCTTTTACACTTCCCTGCCCTGGAAAGCGGCTGGCTATTGGGTACTAGAATACGAAGACAAGGCGAAAGCGGAGCCGGGCAAATACTTCTACCTGGAGGCCAGTGCCTACGACAATATAGAGGTGCTTGGCCAGGAAGCGATAGACAGGATGCGCTCAGAAATGAGCTACATTCAGTTCCAGACAGAGATTATGAACGTGCGCATCCTCCAGGTAGAAGATGCCTTCTACAATAGGTTCGATCGTGATCGACACATGTACCAGCCTGGCTACCTATATGGTCAGGACAGCACGACAGGACGCGATGTCATTACTGCTACTACTGATGTGAACAAGAAGCAGTTTCTTGAGATCAGCCTGGACTTTGGCGGCTGGATCTCCTGCATGTGTGTGTTTCAGGAGAAGCCCAACAGAGAGGAGTGGATGGTGGACAGCTACTTCGTGAAGGGAGACAGCAAGATATCTGAGCTGGTGGCCCGGTTCTGCGAGACCTATAAGGAGCATAAGTACAAGCACGTACGTATGTGGGGCGAGCCACGAGGCCACGACCGCAACGCCACGAGTGGCACGATTTACCAGCAGCTGGTGACGCTCTTCGCCGCGCAAGGCTGGAGGGCAGATGTACATGCACCAGCCAAGCAAAGCGCACAGCACATTGAGCGGCAGCACTTCATGAGTGCAATACTAGCCGAGGAAACCAGGGGCTACCCTACCCTGCGCATGAACGCTGAGACCTGCAACGACGTCAGGATAGCACTCCAGACCGCGCAGTCGATGGCCGATGGAAAGAAAGACAAGCGTAATGAGAAGGTCAGAGAGTTCCCCCAGGAACACGCGACGCACTTTACTGACGTGGTCGACTACTACTTCGAGCAGAAGTGGGGCAAGCGAGTGACGACAGGCAGCGACGCCGGCCGGGCGAGCGAGGCCATGTTCGGGTAGCTCGCTGAGTGGAATAGCCAGCGGCGGGAGCCGCTGGCATATAATACCGAATTTTGTGTTGCGTGGATCACGCAAACGCTAATCCGCGCCCTACGGGGGGGGAGAAGGTCAAGGCAAACAGAAGTTAATTTCGACCCCCAATTGGTTAAGAATCAGTACCTTTAAAAATCAAAGTAATACAATATGCAAAGCTTATTCAGCAACCAAATCAACATCGAATTGAAGGAAACGAACTTCCTTGAGTTCCTGCCATCTGCCCATCGCAGCATGGCATGGTCGAGCATGAGACCCTACGAAACGCCCGCGATGCGCGAGTATCTGGCCCCCTACCTGGGGGAAGCGTTCATGGCCGAGATCGTGACCTACGCCAACCTGCCGGATTCCGATCAGGATGTAGCCATTTTGAGCAGTTGCTTGAATCGCGTGAGATTAGCCCTCGCCTACTACATGGGCTACAATTTTACAGTAGACCAGAACGTGCAGCTTTCCGACCTTGGCCCACAGACGCAGAGCGCAAGCGAAGGCGGCAGCAGCCAGCCCAGTCAGTGGGCCTTCAAAAACAAGGTATGGAACCTGATTAGTAAAGCAGACCAGTACACCGACCAGCTACTTAATTTTCTGGAAGGTAGGGCGCGGGCGCAGGATGCAAGCTTTGAGACGTGGAGCAATGATCCGCTACGTCGTCGCCAAACCTCTGACTTTTTCACCAGCACAACGGAAGTCGACAACTACCTGAACATCGAAGGAAACCTTCGTGCCTGGAACAACATGGTGCCCAGCTTCCGAACGGCAGAATGGCGACACTTGCTGCCAGTGCTGGGGTCGGCGTTCAACACAGAGCTGGTCGGGATGTACAAAACTGGTGTCAACATTACCCCGACCCACCAGACAGTAATTGTGTTGGTTCAGCGGGTGGTGGCTCATTACGGATTACTGCTGGCCATCCCGAATCTCAGCTGCGTCATTCAGGGTAACGGCATCGTAATGGTGAGCCAGATGGATGGCTTTGACGAGCGAGTGAGCAGCAGTTTGACGACTGAACAAACTGCCATTACTCGACTTCAGCAAAGCCACGAAGGCCTTGGCCGCATTGCCCTGGCCGAGCTGCGGAACTACATTATTCGAAACGCTGACAATCTACCCACTTACAAAAACAGCCCCGCCTTCATCTCCGCCCCCGATCCCGTTCTGCCGATCGGAGACAAGGATGGTGGTGCCATTTTCTTATAATTAATCCCCTACCTATGGCTACCGATATGCTAAAACTGAAAAACGAAGTAACGCCCCAGCAGGTCACCCGCCTCGCAAAAGTCGAAGGGCTGATACGGCTAAAAGATAGCCTGCAAGAAGACCTGGAAAGTGCGCGAGAAATCGTAGGCGAAATGATAGAGCAACGAAGGGAGGAAGCCCTTGCAGTAGGCATTCAGCTCGACGATTTAGACGCTGGGTTGAACCAGCTCATCGATCATTTTGCGGAGCAAAAAAGGGCGGTCGAATCGGCCCTGCACCTGGCGATCAAACAGGGCTAAAATCTAGTGTTTTGAATGTGAAGTGTGTGTTTGTCCGGTCAGCTTATGTTGGCCGGATTTTCTTTTTAAACAAATACCACACGTTAAATAGGTTAAATGGTGCTGAACCTTTGACCCTAGTTGACCCTAATACGAGGCCATTTGACACAAGTTGACACAAGTTGACCCAATTGCATTTTTGCAATAGTATGATTTTCAGCAGGTTACAAAAGTTAGTGTCAAAAGTTCACGAAACGCCGTAATAGACAAGTACATAGAGAATAATGTTTGAAAAGATAGACATTTAAAAAGTTGGATAATCCTCCGCCAAAGAGCCCATATCCTTCCATCCAATGCGGCTCAAATAGATGCTCGTAGTCTCTAAATTAGCGTGCCTATTCTGCTTCTGAATGTAGAGCAAACTGACCTTCTTATCTGCTAGTAAATAGTTGGCGGTGTTCTTCCATCCATACAGCTTGAACTCTAATCCGAAACCCAGGTGATTAAGGTGTTCACGGTACCTCCCGGCCAGGGTGTTTACACCAATTGGCTTCTTCTTATCTCGTCCGGGAAAAAGGAAATCACCTGGCTGTTTTAGCGAGAGGTACTCGGCCAGCTCCTCGCGAAAGGTGACAGGGATGACGACATAATCATCCTCTCCATTCTTCGAGATGTGAGAGGGGACATGTACGCGCCATTCGTCGAGCTCGAAGTGCATCACCTTCATCAAGCGTAGTTCTGAGCCTGGCCGCAGTAGTAGGTAGAAAACACACTGGCAGGCAAAAAGCAATTCGGGGTCGTGCTCTGAAAGGTGTTGATAGATGGCTCGACGATGCGAGGTCTGATACCTACGATTGGTGAGTGCCTTGTGCTTGAGGCGAGGGATGTGGCTGAAGAACTCATCGTCGGTGATGGCTGCAAAGATTTGTTTAAGGTATCGAAGGTAATCATTACGCGTTCCTCTGGCGACGTGGTCTTCCAGGTGCTCGAAGTAATCAGTCACCAGGTCGGTACTCATCTCTCGTTTTCCTTTCCACTTCAGGAATAGGCGAAGTTTGGAGCAGTAGCACAGGTAGCTCTTTTTGCGCCACGTTTTTTTCTTCTGCGCGATCCAATCCCAAGCGCGAGCTTCGATAGGCTTCTTCGCCACGTAAGTTTCGATGAAGGCCAGCATTGACCGCTCGGCGAGCTTCACCCTGCCTTCGTAGGTTTTGGGGTCGGATAGGCCAGTGTAGATACGCTGCCGCCTTCCTTCCTCATCGTAGTACTGGAGATAGGGCTTTAGGCCAAGGTTCCGGGAGACATGTATCTTAATACGCGATGGTCCGTTTTCGGCAAGTTTTTTTTCTGCTGACATGATTAAGTGTTCAGCAGTCCCTCACGTGTGCGCGTGCGGATCGAATGAAGAAAGAGGTGCCTGGCGATGCGTCGCCAAACGAAAACCGCCCTACCCCTAGTAGATACTAGGAGTAAGGCGGGTGGTGGAGAATATCGGAATCTACCCCACCCCCCAAAACCTAAGCAAACACTATCACCCAACAAACCCAATTTGGCGATCGCCAAATAAATAAGGCGACGGCGCATAGGGCCAAAAGTTCTCGATACGGCCAGGTACATACTCATCAACAACTATTTGTAGTGAAATAGAAAAACAAT